TTGACAAATGTTAATCTTTTCAAAGACTAAATTTCTGCTTTTTGTCCAATTTCCAAGCGTGTAAACCTCATATAAGTCATTATCTGTTTTCTTTAATCCTTCTATTTCCTTGACCATTTCTGATGGTATGAATGGATTGTCTTTGTAAGTGCTTACGTCTAGTTTAACGTCTTGATCTGGCCAATGTTGGCGGTCATCCTCTATGTATGTTTTGCACCAATTTTCTATTCCCGCGGGGTTGTAATCTAATATACAGAATTTTTCACACCTCATTATTAACTGATTAAACGCCTCAAAAGGTATTGTATTAGCCTCATTCAAATAGAAAAATGTGTTTTGTCTACCTCTCAACTTTGCTGAGTTTAGGTCGTCCGTACTAAAAAACTGTACGATCCTTTTTTCAAATTCTAATTCTAGCAGCGTTTTTCTATGATCTATATAATAGTAGACATCCATATCTTGGAGCAAATTAATAAACTCCTTATATGCTGACGCCCTCAAAGCGGGTAGCGTTTCCCTAATTACTGAGAATGTGCCTTTAGGTACATAATCATCACCGAAATAACCAGAGGCTAACCAGATGGCAATACCTTGCAGAATGCTGTGAGTCTTGCTTGACCTTGCACCGCCTCGGAATGCGTTAATCCTTTTTTGGCTTTCCCACAGGCTTTGAAATACTCGCGTGTGCCTCAGTCTTATAGTCCTCATATTCAATAATTATTTTAGCGTCATTTTCTGGTACTTCAAAAGGGATTCTTTGAATCTTAGCTTTCTTAAATTCAAGCAAATTAGCCCAAAATAATAAACGGTCTTTTGGGGTTAGTTGGTCTATGTCATCCTTGACTGTGTCTTCAAGTAGTTTGATTGCCTCGTCTACGTTCATAATCTTTATAGCGTTTTAAATAGTTTTTATATTTTTCCCTTTTTGCCCTTTTATCTAGTAATTGTTTTCGCGCTATTTCGTAAGTTATAAAAGGATCAATCGCGCTTTTGTAAGAGTAATTTTTCAAAATCTTCTAATTTTAATGATACAACAGTAGATTTGTTATTTCGCTTATGATAAACGACAGGCACTTTATTAGTAGGCATCCTCTTTAAAATGTCATGTAAGCTAGGCTTTAATTTTTCAACGGCCTTGCATTGAATGTAAAAATCAGTATTGTCAATAATGTCAACCCCAAGATCATCCATTCTTTTACTTTCTGATCTACTCGTTACAGCGTCATAGCCTAACTCCTTCAGCCTGTTAACTATTTGTAGCTCGTAGGCGTGGCCTTTTGCTCTTGCGTTTATCATTTTTGAGTGGTTACCTTAGCTAGTGCCTGTCTTAGAGTAAGGGTGGAGCGGTCTCCCGCGTCCCCCTTTCTATCTAAGTGTGCATTTTCTCGATCTCTTGCTATCTTATCTAGTTTATCCATTATTGATTCGCGTATCTGAGTAGGCGTAATGCGGCCAAATACTTTGACTTTTCCTGTCTTAAAGTCGTTAATTACGTCTATAAAAACAGATAACGGCTCGTATTGGAACTCCCGATAAAAGGCGTCCATTGTGGCCGTGAGCGCTTTAACGTCAACCTCACTATATAAGTTAGCGACGCCGTACATAGCACCAGACAAAGCCATTTGAACTTCTCTTTTTTCCTCGGTTTCACGTAGAATAGTGGTTAATGATGTGTTGGAAAGCCTCTTTATGTCTATAGTTTTCATGGATAATTTCGTCATAATAGCACTCATTATATAAGTAGTTATATGGGTTTTTACGATAACGTTTGTTAGGTGTTGTTTTAACGTATTTATTTACGTGTTCAATAATTTCATAACGTAAATTGTTGTCAAATTTATTCCATAATTTTTCGCATTTTTTTCGTTCAACTTTTTTATCGTATAAATCCCAAAACATTTCAAAAAATGGATGTGTATATTTGCTTCTCATAGTTCAAATGGGTCTTCGCCTGTATATAGCTTTTCCAAGTTAATCTCTTTGAGTTCAAACTCAAATTTGGCTGCCTCTGGAACATCCTTTTTTGGCTTTGGGGTTACCTTGTATTTTGTTTCTAAGGCCTCGCCAACTCGATTAATTCTTAGATCATAATTACGAGGATTGCCCCAATCTGGATCATTAATTAAACCATAGATTTGGTCTTGAATAGTTCGTTGATTTATTTGCCAAATTTGAACGGCGTTATTATCATAGTTCCAAACACAGCAAGCCCAAAAATGTTTAGCTTTTTGAGTCGCTTGGCTGTCGCCTATGTCTCTCATGTCTTTACATCTGACAGGCTTTTCCGTTCCATGCATAGATTCCCACCATTCATATCCTGTAATCGGGTCGCCTAAAAATCGCAATATTGTGTCTCCTTTTTGGAGTTTAACATATCCGCCACTTGTGGCCTTTGGTAATTCGTAATCGTTAGGTAAAAAATTCATATTTAGTCTGTTTTTAAAAGGTTTAAAATTAATTGTTTTAAAGTAATACCATCCACCGCCGCCCTAACTTTTAAGGCGGTGTGGAGTTCTTCGGGTAATTTTATATTAATGGTTTTCATTGATAGATAAATTATTTAAATCTTTGCCCATGTCGCCAAATAATGTTGATAAATCATATCGGACATCTTCAGCCCTTTTTTTGCGGGCATTGTATTTATCGCCGCGTAAAGATTTTTTATCATTCTGTAATTTACGGCGTGCGCGGGTAATAGTATCTGGCATCGTTACGTTACCTTCTCTAAAATATGACAAAAAAAGCTTAAATTTTTCTCGATCTATTTGGTGCGGGTTATTTTCTAATTCCTCCCACCAATAAAGAGCCACTAATATATTGTCATTGTCTTTAGCTTGGGGATACCTTCTTAAAATATCCTCCACTTTTTCTACTGTTTTCATAATAAGTTTAGTTAGATTCATTACAAACCTAACTAAACTAACCTAACTAACCAAACTAAATAAACTTTTTTTTTATACTTTGAAGAATGGCGCTGCTATTTTCTGGCCATGTGTCTTTTTCTTTTGCCACTCTGGGTAAGTGGTCTCTTTGTCATTTAAGAATGTGCCAACCTCACTCTGATAAGTCAAAGCCATTGCGTTAGCCTGTGTGCTGTTATTTCTTACTGTGCTACTTCCGCTTGTTTCTGTGCTGTCTTGATTAAGACTGCCCACGCCGTAACGACCTACATTAACGTTGTGCTGTAGTAAAAACCGAGAATAACTAAAATATATAAGCGCGGGCGCTAGGCCATTTTGTCTCACGCTCTCGCCTCGCTTGTTTGTGTAATTACTACCAAAGAATAAATCTGTATATTTTTGCGTGGCAAAGGTTTTAGTATTGACTGTATAGTCATCTAGTAGTAATTTATAAGTTACGCCCCCTAAAAAGGTTTTAAGGTTGATAGTCTGCGCCTCTCTTATAAATATGTTAATACTAGCCGCCGTGATATTAGAGCTAATTTCTCTAAAATCTGCTAAATCTGTTTTATCGATTAATAATTTGTCAAGTAGTAAGGCCATTTTCTTCTAGCATTATAGAGCTTTCAAATTGATTCGGTATTATTTTCCCAAGGTCTAAACCTAGCTTTGCCATTTGTCGCTCAATGTGGTTACGCGTATCCTTAGTTCGTAGATTCATATAGGTATATTCATCCGCTAATTGAGTTGCGGTAAATACTGCCCCCTCTGGTAACATCCCCATGAGGCCGCTAGGGAGGGCAAAATTTTGTAAAATTCTGTTGCGAACGTTAAGCGTTGTATTGATAAATAGACTATCATTGTTATTTGCGGGAATTTGCTCAATAAGATTTTGTACATTTTCTGAATCTTCATCGACGCCAACTACCAAAACACTATTAGCATTAGTGCTACCTTTAAAATCATTTAGTCTTTTTCTAATGGCTTCCTCTTGTTCTTCGCTATCTCCCGCACTTGGATACTTAAAAATTGACATTGATAAAAAGCCGTTGGTAATATTTCCAAGTTCAAACTTTTGCAGTTCGTTATCGCTTTGTGCTGTTTCGATTATTGGATCAATAGAGCT